CGGCTCGCGTGGTGATCGAGACGGACTTCCTCGCATCAGTCTACAACCGAGCCGTGCTCCGGAACTCCGGCGCTCCTGCCGGAATCCTGAAGTGGAAGGGCCAGGGCCGCGCGGACGAGGAGGAGCTGAAGGCGATCCGCCGGGACTGGGTCGCGCGCTTCGGCGGGCCGCTCAACGCGGAGTCGATCGCGGCTCTCGGATCGGACTTCGAGTACCAGGCGATCGGGCAGACCGGGAAGGACATGCGCTTTCAGGAGCTGCACGACGTCTACCTGCGCGACATCGCGCGTGCGTTCGACGTGCCGCTGATCATGCTCGGCGAGTACAGCGGCGGCGGCTTCGACGGCGGAGGATTCCGTCAGCAACGCCGGCTGTTCTGGCAGGGACCCGTCAAGGCCGATGGCGACCGGATCGTCCAGGCACTCCAGCGCCGGGTGGTCGATCAGATCGACCCGAGCCTGACTCTCGTCCTCGACTGGGACGCGGTCGATGGCATGCGCGAGGACCTAGCCGATGCGCTCGGGATCGCCGAGAAGCTGAAGAACCTCGGCTGGAGCCGCAACCAGATCAACGACTGGCTCGACCTGGGCGGACCAGTGGACGAGCGCGGCGACGTCGTGCTGGTGCCGATGGGCATGACGACCTTCGAGTCTGCCGTCGAAATGTCCGGCCTGCCTCCGCTCGATGTCACGCCGCCTCCCGAGACGAAGCCTCTCCCGCCTCCAATCGAGGCCATCGTCGAGGACACGGCCGTGCCTGCACCTACGACCGCCGGCCTGTCCGAGGCGCAGATGCAGGTCGCGCTGTCGATCGTGACGTCCGTCGCGTCGCTGTCGATCCCGCGCGACACGGGCCTCGGCATGCTCGCTGCCCTCTGCGGGCTCGAGGCAGACGCGGCCGAGCGCATGCTCGGGAGTGCCGGCGTCCAGCGCGCGACGGACTTCCCGACGAAGGGCGACGACCTGGCTGTCGGGCTCCGGAACTCCGCCTACCCGCAGTTCGACTATGACTACGCGGTCGCGCTGAAGGACGAGTACCCGGCCATCTGGGACGCGGGCGGGAACATCCGAGGCGACGACGCGTTCTTGCTCTGGACGAAGGTCCGAGAGAACGGCGGCGTGCCTGAGACTCCTGCGCAGGAGGACTGGGTCCGCGAGCGCGAGGCGTGGATGGCACGCCACGAGGGCGACGGCTCGCAGTTCTCGGACGCCGGCCTCTCGGCGAACGTGTCGAACGTGGCCGGGATCGTTGCGGTCGTGAAGTGGGGAGGCATCTGCACGATCGGCGAGTCGCGCATGAAGGCCGTCCTGAACGACCTCAAGCGCAAGCTCGACGGCGGCGAGCGCTCGATGCCGAACGAGCCGACGCACGGCGAGGTGCCGGCCATGCAGCCGTCGGTCCGCCCTGCCCGGCTCGCGGCCATCTCAGATGCCTACGTCCGCGCGCTGAACCCGCTGGAGCGGAAGGCGCTCGCTCGCATCCGTCGCTACCTGATCGAGCAGCGCGCGGCCGTGCTGGCTGCCCTCGACGGTCGCAGCACGCGCTCTCTCGAGCGCGCACCCAAGAAGCCGAAGACGCCGACCGATGGCTCGACTCGCCCGCCGCGCGAGACGGTCGACGATGCGATGGGAGCCATCTCTCGGGCGGACGAGTTCCTGCGCCGTATCAAGCCGGTGCTCGACGAGGCTGCACGCCTCGGGATCAAGATGTCGGTCGACGACCTCGTGCGCTTCGGCGTAATCGACAAGGCAGCGGCCGAGTTCCAACTCTCGCGGCCCGAGGTGAACCGCATCGTCTCGCTGTACTACGACCGGCGGATCGACACGCTCGTGAGCGTGAACGACACCATCCGCGAGCAGGTGAACACGACGCTGATGGAAGGCTGGGCGAACGGCGAGAACCTGTCCGACCTGAAGGACCGCGTGCGCGAGGTGTTCAACGCGAGCGCGTCTCGCGCACGCACGATCGCTCGCACCGAGATGAGCAACGCCGTGAACGGCGGGCGGTTCGAGACGCTGTCAGGCAACGGCGTCAAGACGATCGAGTGGATCGCCACGCTCGACGGGCACGCGCGCGAGACGCACGAGGCCCGCGACGGCGAGATCATTGACACGGGCTCGACGTTCTCGGGACCCGGCGGCCTGCGCTATCCGGGCGACACGAACGGTCCGGCCGAAGAGGTCATCAACTGCCGATGCACGTTCGCGTCCGCATACAAGCGCGACGGCAACTAGACAGAGTCCACGCAAGGTTCCCTCTATGAGTGACGACATCAAGGCCGGGTCCCGCTGGGACGTGCTCTCGCGCACGTTCGGTCTCGTCCGCGCATCCGGTGACCTGACGCGCGACCTCGACGAGCACAAGCGCGTCGGGCTCCAGCGCGGCTTCGCCGTGCAGTCCGTGAAGCGTGTCGCGTCCGACTCGGAAGGCAGCGAGGTGTTCGAGTTCATCGCGTCGTCCGGCGGAGACGTGAAGCGCGATGGCAACGCCGTGCTGAACGGCCCGCAGAACTGGACACTCGAGAACTTCCGAATGAACCCGCGGTTCACCTGGAATCACTCCTACGACACGCTGCCGCTCGGCACGGTAGTGGACGTCCGGCCGGAGGGCTCGGGCCAGTCCGCGATCCTGCGGTCGTTCCACCGCTTCTCCAAGCGCTGGGACTTCGCCGAGATCGTGAAGGGCATGTACCTCGACGGCGACCTAGACTGTGTGTCGATCGGCTGGACGCCGCTCGAGTACGAGCGCATCCTCGGTCAGGACGGCAAGCCCGAGGGCTGGCGGTTCACGCTGAACGAACTGCTTGAGATCGCGGCCGTCGTCATCCCGGCAGATCCGAAGGCCCGGCTCGTCGGCATTCAGCGGAAACTCCAGCGCGGGCTGATCCCGGAGTCGTTCGTCGAGTACCTGTCACTCGACAAGTACCTGCGCGAGATCTCGCATGGCGACATCTATGTGCTCGACCACCGGAGCCCATTGTCCACCAACAAGGACCGAACGATGAATACCGACGACAACGCTCCGATGGCGATCGAGACGCCCGCAGAGATCACGGCCGAGACGCCCGCCGCTCCGGCTCCGGCCGAGACTGTCGCGACGGATGCGACTGTATCGCAGCGCCAGGTCGAGACGGCTGCCGTGCCCGCCGGCGAGGTCGTCCGCTCGGAGGTCTCCGACGCGGTCGACATCGAACTCGCGAAGGTCTCCGGCCTGCACGAGTCGCTGGAGTACGAGGTCGAGTGCCTGGTCAACTGCGGCAAGATGCTGCCTTACGCGACCGATGGCGATGCCGGCATGGGTCGCCATCTGAACGTGGCTCGGGCTCTGGTGACCGAGATCGACGGCTGCCTCGCGGCGATTGCTGACGTCATGTCGGCGTCTCCGGAGTCGACCGACCCGTACCCGCGGCCGGTGGTCGTCGTCGAGGCGCCCGAGGGCGAGGACGGCGGTGGCGAGATGGAGATGTCCGGTCCGGCCGGCGAGGTCAGGGTCGGCAAGAAGATCTCGGCGACCCGCATGGCGAAGTTGAAGGACGCCATGCAGTACGCGGCCGACGCCTACCGCTGCGTGCGCGCGGTCGTGGCCGACGCGGCCGATGGCGAGCTCGACGGCAAGATCGCCGAGGGCGAGGACCCGCCGATGAAGGTCGAGCCGATGGCTGATCCGACCAAGGAGCAGGCGATCGACGTCGAGGCCGTTGCGGTCCGGTCGGCCGACCCGGACGAGACTCCGGCGGACGCGCCGGCCGACGCTCCCTCGGACGATGACGCTGCGAAGTTCCGCGCCGTGTTCGCGAGCCTCGTCGAGACGGCCGGCATCAAGCGTCCCGAGCCGGCGTCGTCAGACGACATGGCTGCTCTCGCTGCGAAGGCCGCCGACGCGGCTCGCTCGGCGAAGGCGTATGCGGATGCGTTCGTCGGCGATTTGCGCCGCAAGCGCTAACACTGCGCACTCGAATGATGGTAAACTGCGAACTGACTTCGGCGGTCCGGCGTCCTGCGGACGCAGACGGGCACGCATCGAGTCGTGATCCGCAGACGTCGCACTGTCCACTTGTCCACTAGTGAGTCACGACCATGAGTGACAGTAACAACGAGGCGCCCAAGGCGCCGACCGTGTGGGTTCCCTCGAAGGAGGAAGTCCACACGATGATGAACGCGATGGAGGAGATCCGCTCGCAGGTCTCTCCCGAGTCGCCGATCGCCCGCAAGGTGGCCGAGTTGGACGAGCGCCTGAACACGCTCGACCGCACGCTGCCGAAGGGCCAGAAGATCTACACGACCGGCAACCCGTCGCTCGACGAGGCGCATCGCGCGCTCGGCGACACCGTCGCGGAGGCCTGGCGCCGTCGCTTCCTCGGGAAGTCCGACGACCGCTTCCAGCGCGCGCAGACCTCGGGCACGGACTCGACCGGCGGCGTGCTGGTCCCGGACCTGGTCAGCCAGACCATCAGCCGGATCCCTGGAGAGGCGTCGCTGCCCGAGTTGATCTCGGCGCGCTTCCCGATGGACAGCGACGTGCTGAAGCTGCCGGTCACGACCGCTGGTCCGACCATCAGCTACGCGGGCGGCAACTACGTCGCGGAGAACACCGACGGTCCCGAGACCGGCGCGACGATGGACAACCCGACGCTGACGGCGAAGACCGTGCTCGCGATCGACACCGTGTCGATCCAGCTGACGCAGAACACGATCGTCCCGGTCGCTCCGCTCCTTGGCCTGCTCTACAAGGAAGCGATCGACCAGGAGATGAACGTCCAGATGTTCAGCTCCTCGAATCCCTTCACCGGCGTCCTCCAGGAGGGCTCGGTGCAGGTCTACACGATGCCGACCGGCTCGACCGCGTTCTCGGTCGTGTCGTTCGACGACCTGCTCGGGACCTTGAACAAGGTCGCGACGAAGGTGCGCTGGCGCGGCGACTGGGTGATGCACCCGGACACCCTGCGCTACGTCGTCGGCCTGAAGGACACGCAGGGCCGCCCGATCTTCCAGCCGGACTGGCCGGGTGGGTTCGTGGGTCCGGACTCCGCGCAGATCCCTGACCAGACCGCCGGCCGTCCCGGCCGCCTGTTCGGACGCCCGCTGTACGTCACCGACGCCATGCCGTCGACGTCGGGCAGCGGCAAGCCGTTCATCGTCTACGGCTGGTTCAAGTTCGGTCACGCGTTCGGCGATCACACGCCGCTCGCGATCGACTGGAGCGAGCACGCGGGCTTCAAGTCGTACTCGATCGTGATGCGTGCGTCGCGCACCTACGCGGTCAAGACGATCCTCCCGACGGCGTTCGCGGTCTGCAAGACCGCCTGACGCTGACTGACTGGCGGGTGGCCGTTGCGTCAACGACGCGCGGTCACCCGCCTCTCTCTTTCGCACACGGGCCACACATGGGAGCGGACCTCCTTCTCACCGGGCACAGCGGCGACCAGTTCGCCGCACTCGCCGAGGTCACGTTCCCTCGCCTGCGCAGGTATGCCGCGCGGCACGGGCTCGACGTCTGGTGCGTGAACCTCGACGGTCCGCGCCCTCCGAGCTGGCAGAAGGTCCTGCATATGATCGAGGCGCTCGACTCGGGCTACGAGCGAGTGCTGTGGGTCGATGCCGACGTCGTCGTCGGCGACCTCGAGCGGAACCTCTTCGACGAGCATCGGCCCGACGCCTGGCAAGCGCTGGTCGTCCACGAGACGAACTGCGGGTCGGTTCCGAACTGCGGCGTCTGGCTCGTCACGCGTTGCATGCGCTCGCACTTGGTCGAGGCATGGGAGCGCGAATACTTCACGACGCACCCGTGGTGGGAGCAGGCCGCGATCTTGGAGCTCATGGGCTACCGCGTCACGCAGGACCCGACGGCGCACTTGCACCAGCCGACGGAACTGTTCGCGCGGACGCAGGTGCTCGGGCCGGAGTGGAATCACCACCCGCACGATAGGAATCAGGTCGCGGAACCGAGGTTCTGGCACGCGACCCAGTACGCAGACAGGCTCGCGACCGTCCGAGCGATGGTCGAGCGAGCGGAGGCACGCGAATGAAAGTCCGAATCTTGGAAGACTGCGACACGATCAAGGGCCGCATCGTCGTCTATGCCGCACCTCGGGTGCTCGACTTCCCGACCGAGGAGGCGTCCCGACTGGTCGCGCTCGGCGTGGCCGAGTACGTCGACGCGCCTGCGGTCGAGGATCCCGACAAGCCGGACGAGCGCATGGGTGGGCGCGGCCTGCGTCGGATGACGGCGACGATCAAGTCCTCGATGATCCGGTGAAACTCCGCTGGGCCTTCAACAACTCGATCGTCTCCGGCAACGGCTACGGCTACACGTCGGCGTCGGTCAGGCTGCGTGACGCGGTCGCGCGGCTAGGCGTCGAGATCACGGACGACGCGGATACGGCGGTCCACTTCTGCCACCCGAACAACTTCTATCCGGTCGAAGGCAAGCGCAACGTCCTGTTCACCATGTACGAGGGCGAGCCGGTGCCGCGCGAGTTCGAGCGCGCGTTCGCTCTCGCGGACCAGGTGATCGTGCCGTCCCGGTTCTGCGCGAGCCTGTTCGGCCCGGCTCTTCGGAGAGTCGGCAAGCGCGCGTCGGTCGTGCCGCTCGGCTTCGACCCGGAGCGCTTCCGGTACGAGCCGCGCGACTGGACGCCTGAG